AGTACTATGCCAAACATAAATACACAGTTACAAACAGTTGTATTAATACTTACAATAATATATACATTAACTAAAATCTACAAACAGTTAAAATGAAAAAGAAAGACATAGTACATTATTCAGGAGCAGCAGGTATTTTTATTCTTGTTATAGCACTTTTGCTTTACTTAGCAAATAATTCTATACCTTCAGAAAATAAAGACATTATAGTTTCTATTGTAGGTATGATAGTTGGAAGTCTAAGTGTGGTCATCTATGCCATCATCGGTAGAAACCCAGATGAGGTAGCTGATCTAACTTCTAAGGTTGAGTCACAACAAAAGCAAATAGAAACATTAGTAGAACAAAAAGATGCATACGAAGCACAGATGATAGCACTACAGCAGGAAATTATTAAAGCTGGTAGCGAAGCATTTAAAAGTATTTTAGATAAATAAATAAGTTATGCCAAACGAAATATATCATAAAAGTAATTGGGACAGTCCTGAAAAAGACGGTTGGGGAGATGTTTATTTTAACCCTTCAGCGACTAATAAACTTTATACACGTTCGGACAATTACGAAAATTCAGATG